TTTTCAACACGTAAAAGTTTATCACCCATAACGATCTTTAACATAGGATCGTTTTCCCAAGATTCCAAGAAAGGTTCAAGGTCATCTAACATTCTCATAGTTTCAATACTTATTTTACCTGAAAGAAACATGGAAGTCAATACTGGCAGATCGCCATTTCTTGATTTGAAAATACCATCAGTTGTAAATCGATGCACATCACAAACGTTCATGATATTAGTTAAATCGTCAATAAAGATCTTTGTAATTGATTGTTTGCGTCTTTGCCACTCAGAATATAATTCCTCAGCTTCACTGTTACCATAAATTGCAGTATCATTACCATAGGCAAAGTTTGAAACAAAGAACTGGATTATCTCACGGTCATCATACTTCTGACCAAGTTTCTCAAAAATATATCTGTCGTTCCTAGCATTAAATGCGTCACGTGTTCCCTTTACACTTCCTCTTGTTGCAAATACATCATATTTTGCAGAAGTAAAATGGAGTTTGATCGCCATGTAATACTTGTATGCTTTGAAGCCATCCATAATTACACATCTAATTGCGCTTGTTTAGGGAGCATATTAACATCACGAAAATCCATCTCAATCTTATCTTTGAGAGATTTGTTAATTAGTGATGCAATATCATCTGGTTCAAGATAATTTTCTTTACAATATTCAAGGACAGCGTCCATGTGGGACATACGTTTATTTTTAGCATGCTGCTCAATAAACATTGAGAATTCATTCGCAGTTTTAAACATTATTTCGAAATCCAATATTCAAGAGTTCTAATCTTTTGGGTTAGTTCACCATACTCTGTCATCTTTGACCTATACAAATTCCATATCTTTGTATTAGGTTTTTTAGGATCCATCTTAGATCCAAATTTTTCAAGATACAATGAGAAGAATTTATCCATTTTCATCTTCTCAATTTGCAATTCATCTTTTTGTGTTATCAGTTCACTTTTATTCATAATATCCTTTTGGTTTTAAATTTGAGTCACTTGTATATTTCCTGTAATTTCTGGTTGCACTGATGTATCAACTTCACCACCAAAATAACCATCTTTGTTTGTATCAATTACAAGATCATTAATATGGATGTCGCCATTTATGAATTTAACATCAATCTTACTGTCAAATTTCGTATACACCATACCAAATTTATTAATATTTACAACATATTCGTTTTGTTCATATTTTTGAATAAATGGTAAAACTCCAACAACACCAATAGAAACAGATAAATGATTTCCCCATGAAGTTCTATATGAACCATTTTCAATGGTTTTCTTCCACATAGTTTTTCCGTCTGGTAGTGAGCAATAACCATCTGGGAACTGTTCTAGGTGTTTTACTTCTTCTGGGGATAGAACAACGCTAAGATCCCCAACATAATACTTTCCATTTTCCAACATTATTTTCTCTCCTTAAGAGTAATTATACTCCATATTTAGTTGCAAGTCAAGTATTATTTTCTGTTTGCAGCATAGACAACGCACACTGGGTCAGACGAGCCATAGGCACACTTAACAGCGATGGGGTCGATTCCTTTTACAATTGCAGATTCAATGTTTGATTTCATCGATGCATCACGTTGAACATTGTATTGGTAAATTCCAAAAATTGCAGAGCAAGTACAAATTGTTAAAGCAATAACTGATGCAATAAATTCTATTTTCATGATAGATCCTTAACTTCGTCGCACAAACCGAGTTTCTTGGCATCTTGAGGACTGAGCCAAACATCCTGCGGTGGTAGCAGTGTTTCTCTGATTTTCTTCTCATCAAGACCAGTACACTTTTTATAGTGGGAAATCATTTTCTTCGTAGTTAGGTCGAACTCTTTAACAGTTGCAAAAAGTTCGTGTTCTTTACCAATAGCACCCCAAGAATATTGATGAGAAAGAATTGAAGTATTTGGTGTTAGGATACGTTGACCCTTTTCACCAGAAATAAAAATCATTAGACCTGCAGAAGCAACTTGACCGAGACCAATTGTACGAATTGGAATAGCTGAGCCTCTCATAACATCAATCAACGCAAATGCTGCGTTTAAATCACCACCAGGAGAAGTGATAACTAAATTCATCATCTCTGGTCTTTCTTCCGCAAAGTTTGCCTCAAGAATCCACTCACTGCACTGTTTAACAGTGGCAAGGGAAACTTCTTCCATCATTAGGAAGAACGAGTGTTTTGAGTCTTGTCCTTCAGAAAGTTGCAGGTTTAATTTATTCATCATTTTAAAATCTCTCTTTTTCTTTATAAAAAATGTGACGACCAATTACTACGGTCTTCTCAACGTTACGCCATCTAGGATTAACGTAATCTGCATGATAGAAAAGAGCACCATTAGTGATATCTCTCAACTTCTCATAATTAGCATAAACATATAAAGCAATTTCCATAGATTCTTTATATGCAAATGTATTTCTGTTTAACTTAGTTGGTACACAAAACCAACTAAACTGACAAGTGTTTTCAATTTTCTGTTTAACAACTCCGCAAATATCTTTTGGGAATTTTTCATTTTGTGTTCTATTAAGAGTTACAAGCGCAACAGCTTGTTTTCCATCAGCTGACTCATAACCAGCTTCGTGGTAGATATTTTCTGCTAAGCAATCTACTTGCTTTCTTGCGTCTTTTGTTAAGTCACTATATGTTATTTCAATAATTCTGTTAGTTGCGAAAGTTTGGTTCAAACCAAACAAAATAGCCAATGTTGCGAAACCAACAGCTAGAATTAATTTTACCTTGTATGGCATAATTATCTCCTTTGTAAGTTAAAGAGTGTGCGAATGCCGCACACTCCAATCCCTATCAGGTGGACTTTTTGCTTCCTTTTTCTTGTATTTGTGGGATTTGTGAAACGAAACCGTTTAGCTCTGTGGCTTTTTTGATAATTTCGGCTTCTGTTGGGAATGCTGGCAGTTCTGGGTAAACTGGAGCAGAAATACCAGCGTGTCGAGCATTTTCGACTTGGACATTCCACTCATTTGCTAGTTTCTCACGTTTACCGTGATACTCCTGTTCCAGCATATCTTTCGCCATTTTTAAAAGTTCGAGGCGAATTTCGAACGGGGTCATATTTGACATAATAATACTCCTTTGTGTGTGTTAAAAATAATAGTTTATCAGTGTGTGCCAGCAAAACTATCAAAGCTGGTATATTATTTATATATTCTTAATTCTGAAAGCCACGAAATTAACGTTTGGGTTGTTTTGTTTCTTTTCTAGCCAAACCCTTCTCCAATTTCTAATAAATCTATCATCACCTTTATGGTGTTTCTCAACATATGTAGAAGTATCAGAATCTATAAAATCTTCAAAAATAGAATCACATCCCCATATATGAATCTCAGTACAACCAAGGTCAATTAAACGATCAGCTGCATAATGGGCTGCATTGTGCCAATCACTAGGTTTGAAAACATTTACAATTTGAAACTGGTTTTCAATTCTTAAGTCTTTCATCTTTTCATAGACCTTAGTAGATATTATAACTGGAACATCAATTAAAGTCAAGTTATTTTTAAGAACCCACACAATTTCTTCATCGCAAATTACTGTTGCATCTACGCTGAAATCTTTTGTTGGTATGTTGCAACCAATTACAAGATCTCCAGATCTATCATATTCTTTTTTACTGGGACCATTCCCAAGAACAACACCGATCATAAGAATGCTTTATCTTTATTGTTATCCCCATAAACATATAATAGGGTATATACATTTGCATATGGTTTGATTTTCTCAACCCACCATTGAATTGGTTTTTGCGTTACATGGGCATTTCTACCGTCTTGTAAAATCGCATTTGCTGGAGAATTGCATATACCAAGATACACAAATTTAGTTGCTTTACTATAAATTTCTTGTATAACTTTATCTAGATCTTCTTCTTCGATATGCTCAAGAACATCAGTTGATATAACTGCATCAAACTTACCTTCTGGCATTTTTGAATACTCTTCAACTGCTGGATCATATAAGGCTGGCATTATACCATAAAAAGATTCTTCGTGGATTTTTTCTTTATGATATTGATTACCTTTACCGCAACCATAATCAAGAATTGTGTCGCACTGTCTGACTGACAAAAATTGTCTTATTGATTGTTTATGTAAACTTAAAACCGATGAAGCATAAAACTCTTCATCTTTATGTAATTGTTTGTATTGTTCTATAAGTGTCATAAAATAAGTTGGGGAGCCGAAACTCCCCATTTGTTATTTAATTTAAATCATAAGCAAATATCAAGAATGAACGACTGTTATAAACACTTTCACTACTTGCTGCCTGCATATGTTCAAAACTTAAACGAGCACGGTTAGTAATTTTCAGATTAACTGCTGGTCCGATATAAAATTCAGTACATCTATTGCAGTTATCTGCTTGATAGTAATATTTTCGAGTATGCGTCGAAAGACCAACCATCAATCTATCATTAATTACTTTACCAATACTACCTGTTACAGCAAATTCTTTTTCTTTGTCCTCTGCTGTACCACCACCTAAATTTTGCTCCCAGATAAAGTTTGTTGCCCATATCCAGTCAGTATTACCAATTCTATCACTCAGTAATAATTTAGGTTCAATGCCTTGGCGACCATCAAACAACTTATGTTCAAAATATAAAGTTGGATTTCCTGGAATCTTACCCCAGTCAGCTAAAGCATAACGAAACTCATAACTAAAACCTTTTTGTTCAAAGGTTTGGTTTTGAGATGTCCCATCATACCTTGTGTGATTATAGAGATCTAATTCCCAACGATTTCCAAGACCAAAAGCCAATTCATCTCTCATACGAACTTGAGTTGGCTCACCATTTTTGCGGTTTCTAAATTCAAACCAGCGTTCATACTTAACATTATCTTTAGGTGTCATAACGTAAGCACGAGTGCTAGAAAACATCCTAGTAGTAGTCCATACTGGTTGGTTATATTCTCCAATAGTATCGAATTGTGTAGGTTGTTTTGCTGTAACCACAACTTCATCTAATTTACCAATTTGCTCTGTTTGGACTTTTTCAGTCGGTGTTTCTAATTTACTTTGTGCGAATGCCGAGCATGCAAACAACACAAAAGATATTGCAAATATCTTTTTCATTTACTTCTTCCTTTTGTTTGATAAGTGGGGTTGTCAAACCAACCCCACTGTAATCTGTTTTACTTTACAATACGAAAGTGATAATACCAGCAGTTGCTAAAAGTAAACCACCCCATGTTGCTAATGCTTTATAATAAGTGCTTAATGGTGTACCGAAATATCGGTTACCAACCATAACACACTTATGAGTTGGGCTCAATAGATAACCAGTAAAGTCTAATGCAAAGAACCATAAGAAATACTCAATTCCAAAGACTTGAGCCATCAATACAGCAATTGCAACAAACTTACCTGAACTACCCATTAAGAAACTTGCCACAAAACCAATCGCTGAAATAATCAACATACCAATAAAAGTATGTGGATCAAGCATACTGGCTTTAATCATTGCTTCCCAAGCACCACCATATGTTTTCATATAGTTGCCGAGAGCAATCGCAGCACCCACCCAAGCCAACACATCCCAACGGACATAACCAAGTAATTTCTTGTAATTCCATTGTTGTGTAATAACAACATAATATAAAGTCAAAAGACCAAAGCATAACCAGTGACTTGCACCAGCAACATAAGCACCAATAGCAACCACCATTGGTACAGTGTTACGAAGCACTGCACTTAATTTAAACCTTCCTGGTGTAATCGCAACTTCATCCTCATGGATCTGTGACCAGATATACCATGTAACGAAAGCCAATGACACCACCAAAAGAGGTGCGATCAATCCAATCCAAGCAACATATGATAAACCAAATGCTGCAATAGGAAGGATAACTGTCTTTTCTAATGGCGACCACAAGTAATAGTGGTGCGTCGCTAGATAATCGACAATGCCAAGTTTTTCTCTACCCTGTCCCTCTTTAGGAGCAACAGTATCAAGAAGCCCAGCACTAACAGTAACTCTACCTTCAATTGGTAGAATGCCACCGATAGCACTAAGCATGGCGACCACAAATCTATTTGATCTGAATGTATTCTTAACATAGGCAAAAGCAGGGGCAAAGAGTTGATACTCTTTTGCTAGTCCCGCACTGATCATAATGAAGAATATCATCCAGAGGTACGAAATGTCCTTTAATAGGACTGAAGTAATAAACTCCATATCGTTCTCCTTTTAGATTGTGAAAATGGTTGGTTATTCTGTTACGAGGAAACCAACCGAAACCCTAAGCAGCGTTTAGGCTGCTAATGCGAACTGTTCGTCGTTTGCGTTTACGTTGTTTTACTTTTTACGACTCTCTGTGTCGTGCTGTCCACTTTGGTACTACTTGCCCTGTCGAAACCATGGCATCCCCATCAGAAACATACTATGGTGAAATAGACTTACAAGTAGAGGTCTCGGCTTACCAATCCTGATCCCAACCTTTCGGTTTTGTAGAGATTTAAGTATGTTTCTGGTGGAGATGGGGGGAGTCGAACCCCCGTCCAGAACACTTTTCTCATTGCTTCATACAGCAATTCTTTTACAAGAAAATTATTGCAAAAATAATTGCAATACCACAAACAATTAGAATTTTAAATTGTCTTTTTTCTTGCCAAGTCATTATTATATATTAACCTTATATAAAAGTCAAATCTTTTTAGTTATGTATCTAGCACGAAGTGCATCAAAGAACTGTTTATCATCTTCAGTTAATTCAACTGCATCAGTTTGTTCTCTAATTCCTCTTACGAAATTTTCAAGCTGACTAAAGTCACCTTCATATTTGAAATTGTTAGTTATCTTTTTAGTATCGTAAACATCCATTAAAATATGATAGCGATCTTCATCAGAATCATTTCTGATTTGATGCCATAGATTAGTCCAAAGAATGTATGGACGACCATCTGCCTCTAGATGCAAATGTTTACCTTCACATATATGAACGCATTTTTTATTTGTCCATAAAGGAATGTGTAGGCGAGCCATATACTCAGTTGTATCAGCATCTTTATGAACTAAACTTTTACATCCAGCTTTTAAACATGTAATTCTAGCACGTCTTGGTGTTAAACCCATATCTTTCAAAGTATCAATAACTTCTCTAATATATCCAACATATCCTTGCGTTGGTTTGTCGTGTTCAAGACTATGCGCAATGTTAAAGTGTTTATGAGCTTTAAGAATCAATTCTGGTGTAGGCAACATGCTTTCCAGAGAAGTTCCAGTTTCAGTTTGAATTGCTTCCCAACCATCACGCCAATCGGCAGAGCGACTCAATAAACTCCAGCCACCAAAACCATGATACTGCGGGGTTTCATATTCTTCACCCTGAATAACTTGATCACCTAAAGTAAACACATGTTCGCGAACATCTTTTCTTAATCTTTCAATATCAAATTGAATATCTAATTTTTCATACCACATTACCAGTTTCCTTTAACATATCGTATACTTCTATATATGAATATTTTTTAGTTCTCAATGTTAGTGCTTTCCTTACATTAAAACTTTCACCATTTATAACAGTATGGAGTTTTGTAATATCTATTAGATAAGCATCACCGTCATATGCAACAAATGAATTAATTTCCTCAACATCTTCTAAATTATATACGTCTCCATAATTAATATCTTTTACATTAATTGTTGAACTATCAACAATTAATGGTGGTCTATTTTGAATAGGTATAACTCCTGGTTTTGTTTTATAAAACACAGTCCTGCCACAACCATTATCAGTATTAATGTAAAAATTAATTGCTGTGGTCATATCATCGTCAATATGAGGAGGAACAAACCCATTAATTGTCATTAATGTAAATTGAAAATCACCCCAATACCTTTTAGGAAGAATTGAATAAATTTGTTCTAACTCTGGTGTCCACGCTTTTTTATGATGTACTCCAATTCCATTTATACCAGCAAAAGATTCTAAACCTTGAATGGTGGTGTATATTATAGAATTAAAATTTACATTTAATTTTACAAACATCTAGTTTCTCGCAACATCTCTAATACATCATCATAACTATGAACAAAAGTTCCGAGTGTAACTGCTTTACGAATACCTGTTAGATTACCCTCAACGCTATGAATCTTCTTTACATCTAAAACCCAACATTCCATTGGCATTGCATAAAACAATCCAGTAACTTCTAATTCATCTCGGTCATAGATATATCCATCTGTTTGATTTTCTATTTGAAATGTTTTTGGATTATCTACTTTCGGTTTAAAAAAGATTGTACCGACATTATCGCCACCAGTTTCTAGATAATAATTAATCGTTGTAACAATTTCAGTATCAGTGTGTGGTGGTATTTCTCTGTTGATAGTCATTACAGTTAAGTGAAAATCACCCCAATACCTTTTAGGAAGAATTGATAATAATTTTTCAACATCTGGACTCCAGATCTTCTTATAATCAATACCGTTACCATTTTCTCCAGTAAATGTTTTTAGACCATCAGTAACAATATACAGAGGTTTATCAAATGTACATTTTACTCGCTCAAACATCTGGTTTCCACTCTTTAATTTTAGCCATACGTCCTGCCCAAGTTTTTAAGATAACTGTATTAGAAGCGTTTGGATCAACTACTTTACGAATATCAGTTGTTAAAGAAATACGAAGGTCGTCAGAGCGGTTCGGGTCAACTCCGTGTAGAATATAGTTAGGGAAGAATATTAAACGACCCTCAACTGGTTTGAAGCGACGCTCTCTAACATATGGAGAACCAGTTGTTCTATTATTTTCAAAGTCAATGGCACCACCAGTATCATAACAAACTAAATCACCACAACCATCTTTTGCTTTAATATAATACGTTGCGGCAATTGCTGATTCAGTATGACCATGAACTTCTAAAGACTCTCCTGGCTCACGTACATTAATCCAACCCATAAAGTGTTCACACCCTTTAATATTAAGCATGCGAATCTCAGGGATCTCTTTGGTGATGGTCATAGTGACCACGTCGATAATTTTTTCTTTGATTTCTTTTAAGTGTGGATATTTGTCAGCATAATCCCAAATACTGTTACTCGGGTTTGTGTCAATACCTAGTGTGATGTTACGACCAATGTCGTAAATTTCTTCTAAAAGTGCTTCGTTCCACGCTTCGTCATATCCAAGGTCAACTTCCCAGATTGGACTTTTCCAAAACATATTCTGAGCATTTTGATACCAATGATATTGTTTACGATCTTCTTCAGTTTTCGGATTCATTCTATACCTATAAATGTTTAAGGGATCATACGATCCCTTTTTTATTTAGATTCCCTTTTTGGCTCGCCATTCTTCAT